CAGGAACTAAATCTAGTGTATTCCTTATCCGGAGTTTAAATATAGGTATGGAGTCGCATCCCCAAGAGCTGTTGTCGAGCCATGTCGTTGTAAAACACGTGGTTCCTTCCGCTTCTGGTTCAGTGCAAATCCTCGCCCCCTCTTTGGTCAGCCCACTGCCAAGCGAAGTACCCCCGCTCAAAGGTGTTCCGAAACATCCTTTCCGCGAGCCGAAAAGCGCCCCCTCCTCCCCTCGGACAGACCAGCCTCGCAAGCCTAAACGCAGCAGAGCTGGGAAAGCGCCGCAGGCTGATGGTCGAACTCTCAATAAGTTTGCACCATTGGCCAGCGTTTCCTCGGAGGAAGCGGAGGTAGTGACCTCGATCAACGCCAGTCTCGCAGCGGAACGCAAACGCAGCAAGCCGGCGCAAAAGAAGAAGGTGGACGTCAGCGAAGATGAGGAAGCACCGAAGAAAGACTCGCCCCGCCGTAAGAAAGCGAAGCGTACCGAGGAGCCTGCGGAAGCAATTCAGCAGGTCGATATTACGCGCAGCAATTCGACGCGGGCGCTACAAGCCGTACTTCCGGTTCTCGAGCATTCTCCAGAGCACAGATGGTGCCTGGCCAACGGATATCCTGTCCGTTGTGTTGTTCGAAGCCAGAATCCTCACGGTTTGGCAGCGCTTCAGCGCCGTATAGCGTGCGCATATGCCCTTGGCCGCATAGCTGATTCTTTTGCCTACCCGAAAGTCCTCGACCTATATGGGAACGATCGCACTCGTGCGATAGTGGACGATCTGACCGTTCTAGGAGTGAAGATAAACCTGCAGATCTTAGGTGAACACTTAGCACCCGCTGATACACAACGACGTACCCCCGAAGTGGCATCATCCGAGGTGCAAGCTAATGCCTTGCTGCTGGTCAATGTTTACGCTCTTGGAGAGTTGCCCTTGACTCCCGCCAACTTGTGTTCATTGATGGCGAAGCATGGAGCGACGATGGCAGTTATCGTTAACCACACGTTTCCTTTAGCTATGGACCAAGTGGCAGGCACCGGCGCTTACGTGCGAGTACATGATGATGCGGATCCGACTCTCTCTCGTGTAATTATGCGAGCATCCCCGACTGACGGTGTTTATGGCCCACATGATCCATGTGATTGGCTGTTAACCGATGGCGCCAACGGTGAGATAGCCTGGTTGCGTGACAGATCTTTTGGTTCGACCGATGTTGTGATTATTCGGCCATCAGAGGTTCTGGGAACGTCGCTTCGCGTCGTGCCGGTTGTGCGTTGGGTGGAACTCGAACTCATTGATGCCGATACGTGGTATGGATATGCGGCCCTCGCGATGCCTTATGCGTTGCGTTATGTCGCTGATAAAATATCGCGTATTCCTAGACGTCATGGGTTCATAAATCGAGATCTCGTGGGCATTGCCAAGGCTAAATTGCAATGCACTACCATGAGTAGACATTCTAAAAAGAGTATAATGATGAGCGTGCAAGAGCGGCTGGACGCAGCTCCTTATCGCCAAGTACGAGCCTGTTTTCCAGAATTTTGTGAACGCCTAGCCGTCGACGCAGTTTATCAAGCGATGACGGAATTGGCGTCTGAAGACACTCGCGATCTGCGAGCGTTTAATGTACAACATGGAGAATTAGTGCAAGAGCGTTCCGCTCAGTTGAACAACATCGGAATGCGTGCACCGGAGGCGTCGTGGAAACCTTGGTTGATTGGAGCTCTTGTCCTGCTGTTACTTAGTGCACCGTTGCGTAAAGGTCTGGGGCGTTCAATGCTCCTGACTTTAAGCGTGGCGCGCTCCATGTCCGTCAGTATTCTAGAAGATGTCTACGGGACTCCGCTCTCTTGGGCGAGTCGCGATCCGATGAGATCGGCCGTTATCGAGGAAGGCCTGCGAGCCATAGTCTTGGTGTGTATGGGTGGAGCGTTTGTCCCCCTAACATATGCCATCCCCGTGGCTTACTTTGCATTGGAGAGAGCTGAGAATCGTACGTTCGGTACGTTCTTGAAGCACGTTGTCTTGCACACGTGCGGGTTAATTTCCGGTCCATTCGCGCTGCTCATGCATTTGGCGAACAACTATATGACCGTGCGTCGCGCTACAACCGCTTGGGATACTTACCGAGAGGTTTATTTGGAAGCGCCGATTGCCGCTGTGCCCCCTATGGTCGATCAAGCCGTGAGCATAGTGGCGTTGGATGCCAACAATACGCGCGTCCGCGACCGTATGGACGCTCGCTTAGATTTGTTGCCCGAGCAGTCCGAAAGACGCAAAGTCCATGGTCTAGAGAAATTGCGTGGAACGCATGGCCCCGAATCATTTCATTATTACGCTTTGGCTTTCAATGCACCGGCCTCCGTCCCTGGTGGGAGCGATGAAGTCGCCCATTTTGCGATAGCCAGTCGTTTGACTAAACGTACGCCGCTCGAGACGCATCCACGGATCGAACGACGTCTTATGCCTAACGGACTGGTACGCATGACTGAGGACTCATGGGAGCATGTGCATGCTGAGTGTGAGAAGTTGTGGGAAGAGTTACGCGTTCTTTTTGCGCAGTCGTCGAAGTCTAGTTCTGTATGGGAGCTGGCACTTGAAGCTTGTGATGTCGAACATGATTATCTCGAAAGAGATGACTGTATGCCGGCGTGGCGCGAGCATCTCCGAGGCAAACCTAACTCGAAGAAGCTCTTGGCCGCGAGTGAGCAGAACGACACCTATTTCGTCCAGCCTGGTGCAGAGAAGACAATGATTAAGCGCAATGAAATGCAATTCGCTCGAGCAGACATTAAGATATCGGACGTTACGTATCGCGTTTTGAACAATAAACCCCGCACAATTGCAGCACAGTCGCCTAAAGAGGTCGCCCATAATGGACCGTTCGTCTACGTCGCGTGGGAGCGCTTGAAGCAAGCCTGCCATGCTGAAGTGGGGAATCGGGTCCCGATGAATATAGGCGGCTTTGAGTGCAAGATTGTATTTGGTCCTATTTCTGACGTGGAATTTGCTGAGGCGGCCACCTATGTGGAGAATGCCACTCATCATGAGTGTGTCATATTCGCGGCGGGGGACGACTCAGCACTTCTCATTTCGTTGGAGATTGATGGTGTCTGGGTCCATTTTGCTATTGAATGCGACTTTAGCCAATACGACGTGTCTCAACTTCGTGCCGTTCAGAAGTTTTCCGCTGCAGCATTGTGTGATGCAGGCTTGCCCCAACATGTTCGTGACAACCTAGTCGATGAATCCACTGAGAGCTATGTGTATGTGTCGAAGATTTCTGGGACCAGAGTCGTCGTGGAAGTTCCCGACGGCGATATGAAGACTGGTAGCTCGGCGACTACT